GGACAGTACTTGAAAAATTCGCTGGAGTATCTAAAGCATCGGATGCAAAAGACGACACTAACCAGTCCAACTACTATAAAGATGTAATCAATACTCGCTCTAAGTGGATTCGTTGGATGGACCATCCAACTAATGGTACTAACTGGGGTTCTGCATCTTCCGGTGCTATTACTTTTGTAGCTTTGGTTCCAGGAGATGGCGATCAAGAAGTTTCAATGTCAGGCGGCGCTGATAACAGCCCAACTGACGGCGATTTACAGTCTGGCTACGCTCTATTTGCTAATGATGAATTGGTTGATGTAAACCTTATCATGGCGGGCGGTCACAGTCAAACAGTAGGCGACTACATCATTGACAATGTTGCTGAGATTCGCAAAGACTGCATGGTCTTTATTTCTCCTCAGAAAGCATCGGTTGTTAATAATGCAGGAAACGAGGCAACTACTTCTATTGCAGAACTTACTTCTTACACTCGTTCTTCTTATGCGGTAATGGACAGCGGCTGGAAGTACATGTATGACAAGTACAACGATAAGTATCGTTGGATTCCTTGCAACGGCGATGTTGCAGGTGCATGTGTAACTGCTGATCTAGTTGCAGATCCTTGGTTCTCTCCTGCAGGCTACAATCGCGGCGCAATCAAAAATGCGGTAAAACTTGCATACAGCCCGAACAAGACTGACAGAGATGCTCTCTACAAAGCGGGTATCAATCCAATCGTTGGCTTCCCAGGTAATGGCATCGTGTTGTTTGGCGACAAGACAATGCTCGCAAAGGCAAGCGCATTCAATCGAATTAATGTTCGTAGACTTTTCATTACTGTTGAAAAGGCAATCTCTACAGCGGCTAAATTCCAGCTGTTTGAATTGAACGACCAATACACAAGAGCGCAGTTCCGTTCTTTGGTTATTCCTTTCTTGAGAGATGTTCAAGGCAGAAGGGGCGTATATGATTTCCGTGTTGTGTGCGATGAGACTAATAACACTCCTGAAGTCATTGACCAAAATCAATTTAGAGCAGACATTTATCTGAAGCCTGCAAAATCGATCAACTTCATTACACTGACATTTGTTGCGACACGGACAGGTATCAGTTTTGAAGAGCTTGGTGCCTAATAAATAATTCAATAAGGAGAAAAACTAATGAATATTGAAGACTTTAAAAGCAGATTAGGCGCTGGTGGAGCGAGACCTAATCAGTTTGAAGTAGAACTAAACTTCCCTACATATGTAGGTGCAGTAGATAAATCACTTAGCATCTTGGTTACGGGAGCATCCATTCCGGCTTCTAATGTCAACCCTGCGATCATTCAGTATAGGGGTCGTGAAATCAAGCTGGCAGGTGAACGCATCTTTGATCCGTTCACAGTAACAATCGTCAACGATTCAGAGTTTGGTCTTAGAACAGCCTTTGAACAGTGGATGAACGGCATGAACGAGCGTGAGGGAAATCTAGGCGCTCTTACTCCATCAGAGTATCAGCAATTGCTTACTGTTAAGCATTTAGACAGAAACGATAGGGCGTTGCCAGGCGGCACTTACACAATGTTTGGCGCATTCCCAATCAATATGTCTGAGATTGCATTGCAGTATGCACAGAACGATATTTTTGAAGAATTTACAGTGACATTCCAGTACTCACACTACGAAGTTAGCTAATTTAGCTGACATATATAGTGTATAGTAGGAGAACTATATAATGGAAATTTTTGGATTTGAAATAAATAGAAGGAAAGCACAAGCGACTGAAAAGTCGTTTGTTGCCCCTTCCGAAGACGGTGCTATAGATGCCATCCGATCTGGCGGCTACTATGGCACCTATTTTGATATAGAAGGTGTTGCTAACACCGAAGAACAACTCATTAAGAGATACCGTGACATCTCAATGATGGCGGATGTTGATACTGCGATTGAAGACATTATTAACGATTCTATCTCAAACTTAGACGATGAAAAACCTTTACAACTCAATACCGATGATGTGAAAGTATCTGCGGCAGTCAAGAAGGCAATACACGAAGAGTTTGCTGAAGTACTGAAGTTGTTTGACTTTAACAATCGAGCGCAAGATTATTTTAGACGATGGTATATCGATGGAAGAATTTACTTTCATAAAGTAATTGATTCTGCTAAGCCTAAGCAAGGCATTACTGACATTCGATATATCGATCCTAGAAAAATTCGTCTTGTACGAGAAGTAAAGAAAGAAAAGGACCCAAAGACAGGGGTTCAGTTTATAAAAGAGATTAAAGAATATTTTATCTATGATGATAAAGGAATTGCTACTAAGCCGGGTCAGATAAGCGCATCAACTACGCTTGATAGCAAAGCATTGAAAATTACGAAAGATGCTATTTCGTATGTTCCTTCAGGGCTAGTAGATCAAGATAAAAATATTCCTTTGTCATTCTTGCATAAGGCGATTCGACCCGCCAATCAACTTAGAATGATGGAGAACGCTTCTGTAATTTATCGTATTACAAGAGCGCCCGAAAGAAGAATCTTCTATGTTGATACAGGTAACTTGCCTAGAGTAAAGGCAGAACAGTATCTTAAAGACATCATGGATCGGTATCGTAATAAATTAGTATACGATGCAGGCACTGGCGAGATTCGTGATGATAAAAAATTCATGTCAATGCTTGAAGATTTTTGGCTCCCACGAAGAGAAGGTGGTAGAGGCACAGAGATACAAACATTGCCAGGCGGACAGAACTTAGGCGAAACAGGCGATATTGAATATTTTCAGCGAAAGTTATATCAATCGTTGAATGTTCCTGTTTCTAGATTAGAGCAACAAGCTGGCTTGAACTTTGGTAGGTCTGCTGAAATCAATCGTGATGAATTGAAGTTTACAAAATTCATTGCTAAGTTGCGTAGACGGTTTAGTGTCTTGTTCGATGACTTGTTAAAAACTCAGTTGATACTCAAAGGAGTTATCACTGAAGAAGATTGGCAAGATATTAAACCAGACATAAGGTACATTTTTGCATCGGATGCTTACTATACAGAATCAAAAGATCAAGAGATTCTTAGAAGTAGAATTGAAGTATTAAATGGTGTCGCTGGATATGTCGGGCAATTCTTCAGTAAAGAGTATGTACAGAAAAACATTCTTATGCTTTCTGATGAAGAAGTTAAGCAGATAGATTCAGAGATAAACAATGAAGCGGAGGCTGTTGAGCCTCAACCAGAAGGTGATAACAATGAGTGAAGAATTTGAGCAAAATGAAATTAGTCCTGAAGATGCAAGAAAAGATGCAATCAGAGACATGATGGATAAATGGGCTGATGGTAATTTAACTGATGCGCAAGATTCGTTTAATAGTATTATGAATGTTCGTGCTGATAGTTTAGTAGCCGATAGAAAAGCAGACATGGCGTCTTCTATCTATAATAATGTTGGTAATGAAAGTCCTGAAGATGCAAGTCAAGACTGGCCTGAGGAGATGACAGGTGAAGTACAAGAAACAGAATCGGAGGAGCCCGAAGAGGCTTAAAGAGCAAATGAAGAAATTCAACGAGTTTAGAGAATCCGCGGCAGACGATGCAGAAGAAATTCGTGCCAAAGCCGAGCGCCGTGCCATGAGAAAACACAAACAACAGGCAAAATTAAATATGCCCGAAGAGGCAGTTCCTGTTGAAAAGCCTAAAAAAGATGAACCTTCTGCAAATCATCCAGCAGAAGACGGTGTTGAGGGAGATAGTACTCCCCCTAAACAAGGCAGCTCGGAAGATCCTAAACTTACTCATATGTGCGCCATGAAAGTCGTTCACCCTAAGTTTGGTGAAGGTAAGCCTATCATGGGAGAACATGCTGAACCAGATGCAACTGGTAAAGTCTGGTGGTACAAAGTAATGTTTGAACACGGCATTGAAACATGTGAGACATATGCACTAGAAGTGCTAGAAGAAAGCTCTCATGGCAACCACAAAAAAAAGAAGTAACGAGGAGAGAAGTTAAATGGCGGTCACTGTAGATACACTTAAATTAACACAAGTGCAAGGCGTGGTCGCCGTGCGTGAAGATGGCAATACACCGGCTACTGGTACTATTGCTCTAGCTACCACGCTTAAAAAGGCTACTGAAACACAAGCTAACCCAGAAGTCGATATTTCATCTATCTATTGGACTTTGGGTAGTGGCGTTACGGGTACAATTACAAGAAATTCACAGGTGCTTTACCATCTAAGCCTGTCTGGTAAGATGGAGTTTTATGGATTCTCAGAGAATACAGGAAATGATTCTGACATCGAAGTGGATATGGATGGCGCAGGAACTATTATTCTCTCAGTTAATAAAATTTCTGGCTACGGACCACAAGCACATCAAGGCGCGGACGGAGACTTAGGCTAATGCGACTAATAAAAGAACTCAATGAACAAGTACAATATATCCAAGAAGAGACAGATGGCAAGAAAACTCTTTATATTGAAGGAGTGTTTCTACAATCAAATCTCAAGAATCGCAATGGACGCATGTACCCTAAAGAGGTAATGCAACGAGAAGTTGCTAGATATACGGCAGAACAAATTGATAAGAAGAGAGCTTTAGGTGAGTTAGGTCATCCTGATGGCCCTTCACTGAACCTTGATCGGGTTTCTCATATGATCGTATCTCTTAAAGAAGATGGAAATAATTGGATAGGTAAAGCAAAGATTTTAGAGACACCTATGGGCAAGATCGCTTCAAGTCTTATTGACGCGGGCGCACAGTTAGGTGTTAGCTCTAGGGGCTTAGGCTCTATTAAAGAGAAGAATGGAATTAATGAAGTACAGGATGATTTCATGCTTGCCACTGCGGCAGATATAGTTGCAGATCCTTCAGCACCAGATGCATATGTTGAAGGTATTATGGAAAGTAGAGAGTGGGTAATGGTAGATGGTATCTGGACTGCCAGAGATATGGAACAGGCACAATCAGTAATTCGTAAAGCATCTAGCCGTGAACTAGAAGAAGCAAAGATGCATGTGTTTAGCTCATTCTTAAATAAATTATCCAAAATTTAAATTTATATAAATAAACACAGACATGACAATCTAAGGAGATAATAAATGGCTCAGGTAGAATCCAAAATCAGGGAGCTACTCGGCAAGGCTAATGAAGTAGACGCTTCTGACGCACTTGTTGAAGAAGCTCAAGCTCTAGAGGAAAAAGCAGGTCTCCCCAACTCGAAAGATGTTGGCGACAAGACTGCTCCTACTCAGGGTAGCTCAAACGCAAATCCCGAAATGGAAGACCTTTCTGGTTCTGATGACAAAGGCGGTTTAACTTCGCCTGTCGGTAAGGCTGCATCTGCAAAGGCTTCTAAAGACAACACTCTTCCTAAAGGTCAGGGCGCAGGCGATGCTCCTAATTTTGACACGAAAGAAGATCCTACTTCTGTTGTTAATCAAGCATCTTCTCAAGGCGTTCGTGAAGAAGCTGAAGATGAAGACCAAGAAGTTATTGCTGAAGATGAAGTAGAAGATGGCGAAGAAGAGGCTTTGTTTGAAGCTGATATCGCATCTCTTTTTGCTGACGAAGAACATCTTAGCGAAGAATTTAAAACTAAGGCTGCCGGTATCTTTGAAGCTGTTGTTACTGCACGGGTCACTTCTGAAATGGAAGCAATCGAAGCAGAACTCAAAGAAGAAGCTGAAGCGGCGCAGGCATCATTTCAAGAAGATATGGTAGATAAGATTGATTCATATCTTGCTTATGTCGCTGAAAATTGGATGAGAGAAAACGAACTTGCAGTTGAAAAAGGTCTCAGAACTGAAATCACTGAAGACTTTATCAAAGGCATGAAGACGCTCTTTGAAGAGCATTACATTGAAGTACCTGCTGACAAGTATGATGTACTCGGTGAAATGCAATCTCAAATCGATGAACTCAAAACTAAATTGGACGAAAGCATTGTTGAGAAGTTGGAAATCGTTTCTGAAAAGACCGACCTTCTTCGCAGTAAAGTATTGAGCGAATCTTCTACAGACCTTACTATTACCGAAGCTGAGAAACTGGCTAAGCTAGTTGAAAGCGTAGAGTTTGATAGCGAGGAAGTGTTTGCAGAGAAAGTTGCTGTAATCAAGGAAAATTATTTCCCCAAGGTTAAGGCTACTGATGACGACAAAATGCAAGACACTCTAGATGAGTCTTTCATCACAGAAAACAGTACAATGAACATTTACACTCAAGCTATTAGTAAAGCAGTCAAAAAGTAATTTTTTATAAATAGATATAACAACCAAGTAAGGAGAAACTTAGATGTATCTTTCAGAAGAACTTCAAAGCAAGTGGAGCCCTGTTCTCGAACATGGCGATTTACCTGCAATCAAAGACCCGCACAAGCGAGCCGTTACAACCATCGTTTTAGAAAACCAGGAGAAAGCTCTTCGTGAAGAGAAGACTGCTATGTTTTCTGAGGCGGCGCCTGCTAACAGCGTAACTGGTGGCGGTGTTGACAACTACGATCCGATTCTTATCTCTTTGGTAAGACGGGCACTTCCTAACCTGATGGCATACGATGTCGCTGGCGTTCAGCCAATGACTGGACCTACTGGTCTTATCTTTGCCATGAAGAGCCACTACAGCTCACAGACTGGCGATGAAGCACTGTTCAACGAAGCCGATACTGACTTCTCTGGCGCTGGTGCTCATGACGGTTCTAACCCTGTTGATGGTGCTTACACTACAGGTACTGGTGTTGCTACTGCTACTGCTGAAGATTTCGGCGGTGCTACAACTCTTAACGAAATGGCATTCAGCATTGAGAAGACTACGGTTACTGCAAAGACCCGTGCTTTGAAAGCTGAGTACACAGTTGAACTTGCTCAGGACTTGAAAGCAGTACACGGTCTTGACGCAGAAAGCGAACTGAGCAACATTCTGTCTCAGGAAATTCTCGCTGAAATCAACCGCGAAGTAATTCGTACAATCTACAAAGTCGCTAAGACTGGTGCCGCTTCTACAGCTACACCTGGTACTTTCGACCTTGATGTTGACTCTAACGGTCGCTGGTCTGTAGAGCGTTTCAAAGGTCTTCTCTTCAACATTGAAAGAGATGCCAATGTAATCGCACAAGACACCCGTCGCGGGAAAGGTAACTTCATCATCTGTTCGGCTGATGTTGCTTCTGCTCTTGCTATGTCTGGTGTACTTGACTACACTCCTGCACTTTCTACTGATCTGAATGTTGATGACACTGGCAACACTTTTGCTGGTACACTCAACGGTCGTTACAAAGTGTACATCGATCCGTACTCCGCAAACACTGGTGCCGCTTCTCAGTTTTATGTTGCAGGCTACAAGGGTTCTAGTGCATATGACGCAGGTCTTTTCTACTGCCCTTATGTTCCACTGCAAATGGTTCGTGCAATTGATCCTAACACCTTCCAGCCAAAAATCGGCTTCAAGACTCGTTACGGCATGATTGCTAACCCATATGTTACTCAAGCTAACGGTACAACTGACGGCGACACCTTCACGGCTTCTCGCAACCAGTACTACAGAAAAGTTAAAGTAACTAACTTGATGTAATAAAAAGAATTGCTTTAAGCAATCACTTTTGAAAGGGCTCTTCGGAGCCCTTTTTTTATGCATAAATATGATTATGGAAATAGTAGACCATATAAAAATATATCATGCCAATCTCAAAGACGACTATGCATTGTCTCAACCAGTGCCATCTGCTACACTCGATACCTTTTTACCTAATAACTTTGCAAAGAGAATGTTTGTAGAAGCACAAACTATTCCTGCTGAATGTTGGTCTACCTTCACTCGCAAAGATAGTTTGATGAAAGAGTGTGTTAAGTTAGAACACATGCCTGTTGCTAGAGAATTACTAGCGCAGTTGCATAGCAGTGAGGGATTGCGTTGGTTAGAGGCGCTTACAGGCATCTCAGGACTCATCCCTGACCCCTATATCACCGGAGCAGGGTATTCAAAAAGCTGGAGCGGTGACTCGCTCAAAATACACACCGACTTCAATTGGAACGAACAATTAAAATTGCATAGAGCCTGTGCGTTAATAATATATCTAACTCCAGATTGGAAACCAGAGTACAATGGGGCATTTGAATTTTGGGATGCAAATAAAACTGAGTGTGTTAGAAGTGTAGACTGTTTATTTAACAGAGCAATAATATGGAACGACCACAAGCGAGGCTTTCATGGATACCCTAAGCCAATAGAGTGCCCAGAGAATATGCACAGAACAACATTCAGACTATTCTTTTATACTAGCAACTCTACATATAAACAAGATGATCGCCCGCATAGAAGTCTTTATTGGTATGATAAAGAAGACAATGAGCCTTATGATATACCCTCTAGGAAATAATGATGACAGATGATTACTTAATGGTCATTGCTCCTGGCAATGACATAGAATACGCTGGTAGAATAACTGACACAAACAACTTTAAAGAATTTAACGAGGAAAAGGTTTTTTTCTATTACAATGAGACAGACAAAACTCAGTTAGGAATTCCTCTTAGAAAATTTATGAATTCCTTTCAGTGGTCTCACTTGAAAGATAAGCCTAATTGGAAGCTAATTATAAGTTATGTCACTGACTATTACAACGCATATGATATTTGGAATTGGATCGAGGTTCTTAAAAAATATAATATGGAAGATCATATGCACAAGGTATATATTGGCGCAGTAGATGTTCATTTTGAAAAGTTGCTCATTGACACCTTTGCCAAAAAAAACTTCCCCCCTCCTGTAACTTATAAACAACAATCCTGGATTGCAAAAATTTGTTATGTGAATCTGACAAACAATCCAATGCCGTCAAAAAAGTTTAGTTTTTTCTCTCGTAACTTTAAAGCAGAGCGATTGGATTTATACACTAGACTGCATACACACGGATTAACAAATACAAAAACATCCAATTTTACTTTTTGGAACACCAATCCGTATGTAGAGGCAAGCAACACGGCTACACAGACCCAAGTATACAGCAAAGAACAAATGTTAGAAAAATACAATTACTACTTGGATAGATATCTCTTGCCAAAAGGGTCTAGACATAGCAACGAGGATCTAGATAGTTTCTTATCAGGAGTTCCGTATGTAATGTCTGATGAGAAAGAAGCAGTTAAAACTTTAAGAAACAAATGGTCTGTGCTTATGACACAGGCAATACAAGATTCGTTTATACACATTGTAATAGAATCTCACTTTAATCATTACTCAAATGAATTTATTGCGTTTGACAAACATTCAGACCCAGTAAGTCCTATGTTTGCTGTTCAAATGGATCCAGAACAAATACCAAATTTTACATATGAGATGTTTTCTCCTTCTTTCATCACAGAAAAAACATACAAGGTGCTGTCATGCAAACGACCATTTATAGGTTTTGCAAGTGCATACTATCTGAAAAATCTACGAGACATGGGATTCAAAACATTTGAGCCATGGATAGATGAGAGCTACGATTTACAGGAAGACAATGAAATAAGAATGTCAATGATAGTTAAAGAGTTGGCTAGGTTGAATGTTAGAACTACTTCTGGATTAAGGAAAATTCTAGTTGAGATGGAGGATGTGCTTGAACACAATAGACAGCACCTACATACACTTAACGCAACACACCAACTACCAGAAGAGATAGCTTGGCTAGATGATAGAAACTATGTCATGACTCCAGAATATTTTCAGATATAAATAGTATAGTACAGAGGACATGACATGGCTTATAACCCTATAACAAATGTAGCAGAAGCAGGATACACGGGAGCATCTGACCCAGGTGAGTTAGATTTTCTACGACCCAATGGCTTTAAGTTTCAGATTCATAACATACCAAATGTTTCTTTTTTCTGCCAGGCAGCGAATCTGCCACAGATGTCGATTGGCTCCCCTGAAGTTGAAACGCCGCTATCTACTCTGGTTTTCCCAGGAGAGAAAGTACGATTTGGTGAATTGATTATTCGCTTTCTTGTGCAAGAAGATATGGCTAACTATAGAGAACTTTATAACTGGCTTATTGGACTAGGTTCTCCTGAAGACCACAAACAATTTACAAAGTATATCGACACACAAAGATATCGATTTCCAAATCAAAATCCTAGAAGCAAAGATTTGGGTCAGTTTTCTGATGCGGACTTGTTTGTTTTGGACTCGAACAATAACCCCATCAAGCGCATAAATTTTGTAGACTGTTTCCCGATCAGTTTAGAGGGGCTAGACTTTGATATTAGCTCAGGCGACCAAAATTACTTTGTTGGTGTAGCCGCATTTAGATACAGGCTTTTCAGCATAGAAAATCCGTAACGGTCTTCTTGGTGGTTGACTTATATACCGTTTGATAGTATAGTATGTATAAATAAGTCCTTGAGGTTATTATGATTACATTGAAAGAACTGCAAGATATGTGGGCAGTTGATTGCAAAATTGATGAACTGTCTTTAGGCAAAGAGTCTACACGCACACCCGAACTACACTCGAAGTATCTGAATCATATGTCAGATGTCAGACTGCACCTGCGAAGATCACAGGCTGCTCTTTACAAACTGCGCAAAGTAAAGACTCAATATTTTAGAGGTGAACTTTCCAGAGAAGACCTCGTTGCACTAGGTTGGGATCAATGGCTAGGACCCAAGCCGCTGAAATCTGATATGAATGAAATGCTCGATTCAGATGATGATGTGATTGAGCAAACAAACAAGGTTGAGTACATTGCAACTGTCGGTGATTTTTTAGAGCGAGTGATGAAAAATCTACATAGCAGAACTTGGGATATCAAGAATAGTATTGAGTGGACTAAATTCACTAACGGACTTATGTAATGATAACAGTGACTAAAAAGAATGAAGTATATTTGATTGTAGACTGCGATGTTAGCACTCTGCAGGAGATCAATGACTTCTTTACTTTTGAAGTACCAGGCGCACGATTCATGCCTGCGTACAAGTCACGAATGTGGGATGGTAAAGCTAGACTGTTTAACATATACACAAAAGAACTACCTGTCGGACTTTTATATTATTTAAAAGAATTCTGTGAGCAGTTAGAGTATTCTATGCGTATAAATATGGACGATATGGGAGACCCTGTATCTACACAATATATAAAAAACTACACTAAGGAGTTAAAACTACAAAGTAATGAAAAACCCATTCAAGCGAGAGAATATCAAATCGAAGCAATCACTCAAGGAATTAGTAGCGGACGCTTACTTCTTCTTTCACCCACTGCTTCTGGCAAGTCTCTCATTATATATTCCCTGGTTCGTTATTACCAACTCTTAGGGAAAAAGCAGTTAATCATTGTTCCTACTACCTCACTAGTAGAACAAATGTATGGTGATTTTCAAGACTACGCTTCAGCAGATACTTGGAAAGCATCCGATAACTGTCACCGAATTTACGGGGGCAAAGAAAAATCAAACGAATATCCCTTAACAATTTCGACCTGGCAGTCTATATACAAATTTCCTAAAAAGTGGTTTGAAAAATTTGATGTAGTATATGGAGATGAGGCGCATTTATTTAAAGCTAAATCATTAACAACTATAATGAATAAGTGTGTAAATGCGCCTTACCGTTTCGGCACTACAGGAACACTTGACGGAATGAAAACGCATAAACTGGTATTAGAAGGCTGCTTCGGACCGGTATATAAAGTAACCACCACAAAAAAATTGATGGACGAAGGATCACTCGCTGATCTAAAAGTCAAGTGTCTTCTTCTACAATATCCTGACGAAGAGAGAAAGAAAGTCAAGGATATGAACTACCAAGAAGAAATGGACTACCTTGTTTCAAATCACAAACGAAACATAATCATTAGAAATCTAACAGTAACTCAAAAGGGAAATAGCCTAGTACTCTTTCAGTATGTAGAGAAGCATGGATCTATACTGTTTGACTTAATCAAAAGAAAAGTTGATCCTACCAGACCCGTTTACTTTGTTTTTGGTGGTACCGATACTGAACAAAGAGAACAGATTCGGGCATTGACAGAGAAGGCAGACAATGCTATAATTGTTGCATCTTACGGCACATTCTCTACGGGAATCAACATAAGAAACTTGCACAATGTAATCTTTGCCTCACCAAGCAAGTCTAGAATTAGAAATCTTCAGAGTATTGGTCGAGGATTAAGAAAGGGTAATGAAAAAACTTCTTGCAATCTTTATGATATTGGTGACGATCTTTCATGGAAGTCTAAGAAGAATTACACTTTGAATCATATGGTTGAGCGAATTAAATTATATAATGAAGAAGGGTTCGATTACAAGATAATCAATCTCAATGTATACGGTGAAGAAAAATGAATGTGAAGGCATACATCATTTCTTACTTTGGCAGTAAAGACAAGCCAGAAGAAAGACAAGTACGAGTAGAAAATCACAGACAACAAATTGATTATTGGAAGTCTCACTGCCCCGAAATGCAAATACAAGTTTTGGCACAAGACTATAATGAAGATGAATTCATTGAGGGAGTTGAGTATGTTGTACATAGAGGCGACTTACTCACACCTGGTCAGGCGAGAAATGTTCTGCTAGAAAACTTTTATTCAGATGTAGACCATGAGTGGGCATTGTTTATGGACAATGATGCTGTATTGAAAAGTCACGATGAATTTTATCATACTAGAATAAACATTTGCAGTATACTTGAAAATTTCCCAGATAATTTTGAGGGTGTGGATTTGTTTTTCCCCCATTGGGACGGTAGACCTGGAGACGGTGCATTCAAAGATAAGTACAAAAATCTAGACAAAAATTATATCAATGTCAAGTGGGATAGAGAGTTATGCTTTGATAGAAAGTTTGGCTCTATGAAAGGGACAATGTTTTTTCTAAGAAGAAATGAACAGCAAGTAAAATTCAATGAAAACTTTACCTATATAGATGGAAAACTATTAGTAGGAGAAGACGATTTCTTTGCGCTGGAGTGTGCAATGAACGGACTTAAAACTTATATGCTCAGAAATATTCTTTTAAAAGAATTCACTTCTCCCAGTACACATGCAGGTGCACAAAATACAAGAAAAGAAGAAATGAATAGAGGCGATAAGATTTTTAGAGAGACTTATGGCTTGCCTGAGAGCCGCGGACAGTGGTATAAATATGTAGGAAGACGGTACGGAATTTATCTTGACAAACGAATAGTTAGACCATACACAGAAAAGTTTGAGGTTAACACTTTAGAAGGTTTTTTTGAATGAGATATCACAGACTTTTAAGAATGATAACAGGTGAAACTGTTATTGCTATGCTGGATAATAAAGTAAATATAGATTCAGAAATAGAAAACTTCGTCACTCTACACTATCCCATTCAAGTGATAAATGATTTTTATGAATCTGATACGGGAATGGTAGAAAGGTATAGTCTAAAACAATGGGAGACTCTTTCAAAAG